CAGGTGAGCGGCTACACTGCCGCGACGGGTCAGGCCCCCAGGGCATGCCCTTCAGCTTTCCCGTTCCCCGTTGTGTACTTATGGAGGTCGTTATGGGTTTTTTTGACTTCATCAAAGAGGCTGGCGAGAAGCTTTTCCACGGCAGCGCAGCGGCCGCGCCGGCCGATGCGTCGGCGGATGCCGGCGCCGCCAAGGCAGCCGACGATGCCAAGGGCCAAGCCATCCAGGACTACATCGCGCAGCAGGGCCTGAGCGCCACGGCGCTTTCAGTGCAGGTTGAAGGCGATGTTGCCAAGGTGTTTGGTGTAGCGCCCGATCAAGCCACGCGCGAAAAGATCATCCTGTGCTGCGGCAACGTCGAGGGCATCAAGTCGGTGGATGACCAGATGTCGGTCAATACCGAGTCGGAAGAATCGCAATGGCACACGGTGGAGCGCGGCGATACGCTTTCTGCCATCGCCAAGAAGTTCTACGGTGATGCCAACAAGTACCCGGCCATCTTCGAAGCCAACAAGCCGATGCTGTCGAATCCGGACAAGATCTATCCAGGGCAGAAGCTGCGCATTCCGGCGGTGTGATTGGCTTCGGAAGGCGCAAAGCAAAAAGCCCAGTCGATGAAGACTGGGCTTTTTTTAATTCTGGTGCCGCTGACCGGAAATGCCGGCCTTTCGGCGAACATCCAGAAAAAGGGGCGATCTCCCGCAAAGCCGCACCGCGTAGCCATTTGTGACTGTTTGGATGGCCTGGCAAGGGGCTCAAATTAGGCGTTCTGGTGTAAAAAGCCAGTAGCAATTACGCCAAATTTACGCCCGCTACCATGGCTACATTCACGAAGCGCAAGACCAAAGACGGCACTGTCTGGAAAGCGGAGGTCGCTCGCCTGGGCGTGCGTGACAGCCGCACGTTTGACACCAAGGCCGAGGCCGCTGCGTGGGCAACGGAGCGCGAGGCTGACATCTTGGCCAACCAAGGGCGCGGCGGCAAGCCGGCCAAGCGCACGCTGCGCCAGGTTGTCGAACGCTACATCGAGGAGGTGGCGCCCACCAAGCCAGGCGCGCGCTGGGAGGCGATCCGGCTCACGGCGTTTCTGAGGGACACCGTTGATCTGGCTGACCTGCTGGTCGGCGATATTACCAGCGACGATATGGGGAAGTGGCGCGATGCGCGCCTGGCGGGCAAGGTGGCCGGTCGCATGGGCAAGCCTGTCGGGGCCAGCACGGTCAATCGCGAGCTGAACCTTCTTTCGGCCGTCTTCGAGGTTGCGCGGACCGAGTGGAAGTGGATCCGTGACAACCCCACCCATGGCCTGCGCAGGCCAATCGACCCGCCACCACGGAACCGGCGCGTATCTCCGAAAGAGCAGGCCGCAATGGTGAAGGCGCTTGATTTTCACGATGGCGCGGCGCCCACGTCCATGCAGCAGGAGCTTGCGATTGCGTTTCTGGTGGCGCTGGAGACCGGGATGCGAAAGGGCGAGATCCTGGGCCTGACGAAGACGACGGCGCGCTTGGGTGAGCGGCACGTCATTTTGCCTCGGACGAAGAACGGAGACCGGCGCGAGGTGCCGCTTACTGCGCGTGCGATTGAACTGCTGAAGCTGCTGCCTGGCGATGAGGCTGGGCGGCTCTTCCGGTTGAGCACCGGCACAGCCGACACGTTGTTCCGCCGCGCCGTGGTCAAAGCCGGCCTCAAAGACCTACATTTTCATGACACGCGGCACGAGGCGTGCACGCAGTTGTCGAAGCGCGTCGACGTGCTTTCGCTGGCGCGCATCATTGGGCATCGGGATCTGAAGAGCTTGATGGTGTACTACAACCCGACCGCCGAAGAGCTGGCGGACCAGCTCGACGGCGTTGTGAAGTCGGCTTAAGCGCGGCGCGGGCGGCCTCGTCCTTTGGGTAGCCGGCCGCGATTGGCTCGCGCCCACTGGATGACCTCATCGGCAAACCACAGCCGTTTGCCATGGCGGGCGTCGGTCGGCTGCACAGGCGCTGGGAAGCCCTCGCGCACCACCACCGCGTCCGTGACGGTGTCGGGCGACAGGCCCATCCAGTTGCCAATGGCAGCGGCATCCCACAGTTGATCCGATACCGGTACGGCCTGCAGGACGTTGCGTAGGTCTGACAGCAGGCGGGCAAAATCTTCCGGCGTGACGTTGCTTACTGCAAATGGGGTCATGGTGGTCATGCTTTGGCTCCCTTCGTATTGCATTCAAACACCCAACACTTCACCGTCTCCGGCCGCTTGGGCTGAGTCAGGTATTCACGGTTGAAGTGGGCATTGATCGCGCTGTTGACGGCGCGGATATCGACAAACTTGCGTTGGCGCGAGGTCTTGAGCACGCGCTTGAGGTCCGCGATCGGGGGCAGCTCGATGCGGCGCTCGCCGGCGACTTGTTCCATGTGCTGCAGGTTGATGGCGATGAGGCCGTCGCCGCGCGCGTGGTTGAGGATCGGGCGGTCGTCGTCGGCTGACTCGATGTACTCGTAGACCTCCCAGAACTGCTGCACGTGCTTGTGATCGGCGCTGATCGCCTGCTGTCGCGCTGCGGCCATGCGGCCCAGCTCGTCCAGGGCGGCGGCGTGCTGCTCGTCGGTGAGCGGCAGCACGTGGCGCATGCTGTCGACCATGGCCATGATTTGCGCGTGGTTCTTGGCGATACGCACGGTCTTGATGTCGGGGCGGGCCATCAGGGCCTGCTCGTGAACGCCCACGCGGGCGGCGAAGGTTTCCAGCACTTTCGATTCGGCCATGACGGTGGCCAGCAGGAACGCCGACACATCCTCCACGGGAATGCGCTCGAGCGCTTCGGCTGCAGCCCGCGTTGCTGGGGTCTGTGCGGAGCGGTCGCAGTAGATGTGGACGATCCGCTGCAGCACGGCGTCGCTGGCGCTGACTTCGGCGTTTTGGCTGATGACGATGGCGCCACGGAAGGGCGGCTCATACGTTTCGTTGCCGCCGTTCTTCATGCCGCGTGCACGGGTGCTGCGGCCGTTGTAGGCGGTCTTCAGCTCGTCCCAATCGAAGCCGCGTTGCTTGGCGCCTTCGTCGCCGCGGTCGCCCTCGATGAGCACCACGGGCAGGTTGGCCACCTGGGCGAAGTTGCGGGCCCGGGCGGCGAGCGATGACTTGCTCGGGTCGAAGCCTTCGTAGTCACGCCGGCCGCAGAGCTTCCACAAGAACTCAATGAGCGTGGTCTTGCCGGCGCCAGGCTCGCCCACCAGCTCCAGGAAGGGGTAGCTCTTGTGTTCCTGGCGGATCTGTTCTGCGAACAGGCTGCCGAACCAGAACGCCAGCGCGGCCAGGCCTTTGGCGCCGAAGGCCTGCCAGAGCAACGGCAACCAGGTCGTTTGCATGCCCTGCACGTCGGTGGAGAGGGACAGCGTTGCGGCCTGGCTGATGGTTTTGACCGAGAGCTTGCCGATGTCGAAGAAGTCTTCGTCGTTCAGGCGGAAGAGCTTGCCGCCTTTGACCGCCACGTCGCCGTAGACATAGCAGCCGTGTTCCTTGGTGTAGCCCACAAAGTCGATGGTCTGCACGGTCGGGATGCGGGCGAGCTGGCGCGCGAGGTAGCCGTCGAGCTGGTGGCCGCTGCCGGTGTACATCGCACCAGGCGCAACGCCCAGCAGCCGCTTCTTGAACTCGCTGCTACTGGCGATTTGCGCGCTGGTGAAGGTCGCCTTGATAGGCTGGCCATCGTGCGGGAAGGCGATGCGGAAGTAGTACCAGGACTCATCGGTCTGCGGGCTGGCCTGGTAGTAGAGCGCGGTGGGCAGACAGTTGGCGATGGGCTGCACGACGCCGGCGCGCAGCAGGGCTTGCTCGCGTACCTGGTCGTCGTTCTCGCAGATGTTGGCCTCGCGTACAGCCGTCGTTTCGCGCTGGAAGGCCTCCAGCTCCAGCTTGAACCAGTACAGGCGGCTGCGATGCTCGAAGGGGAACTGCGCATCGCCGGTACGGTTGTACATCAGCCGCGCCTTGTCAGACGGCGTGGGCGCGGTGAACAGGTCGCCCAGGTAGCGGTATTCCTTCAGGTCTGCGGCCGACAGGCGGTCGCGCATATGCAGCTCGTTCCAGTCGAGCTTGGCGCGGCCGGTCTGCTTGGGCAGCGCGGCGGATGCCGACCAGCCGTCCGCTTCGGCGCGCTCGATGTGCTTGAGTGCGTAGCGCCGGCCGGCTGGGTCGTTGTCCAGGGCGAACACCAGGTGCGGGCGCCGATGGCCGCCGGCAGCGCATTGCTCGGCCAGCGCCGCCAGTGCGGCGGTCGGGTAGTGCGAGCAGGAGAACGTGGCCACAGCGGCCACGTCGTGATGCATCAGGGCGATGGCATCAAAGATGCCTTCCACCAGCCAGAGCTCCTTTGGTTGCGCCGGCAGGGTGGGCGGCTGCCACCAGGTGCCCGCGTATGAGCCGCTGAAGGTGGCCTTGCGGTCGCCAAAGCGCTCGGGCTGGTCGATGATGCGTTCCCAGTAGCGGCCTTCGCTCAAGGGGAAGCGGACGGTGGCGCTGCCGATCTTCAGGTCGTGACTGTAGTAGCTCTCTTGCGTGTACCAGCCGGCGACGCGTGCCAGGTCAAAGCCGCGGGCATCGCGCATGTAGGCATCGGCTGCAGCGTGGGGCGCTTCGGGTGTTTTGACGTAGCGGTCGCTCCAGGAGGCGAAAAGATCGGGGTACAGCTCTTTGGCGTGGTACTCGACAGCGCAGTTGTTCAGCCGGTTGCAGCGGATGACCCAGGGCGCGTCTGCAAAGGCCCACAGCGAGCGTTTGCCGCAGGAGGGGCATGTGCCCTTCTCCAGCTTGTTCGATCGTTCCTTGAAGCCGTAGTCGTGCACCAGGCGCGACGCAATGGCGGAGGAGAGGTCGAGGTTCATTGCGATCAGGGAAGTGGGTCAGTCGTCGACGTCGCCGGCGGCGCGGCGCTTGAAGTCGACAGGAGGGAGCGCAGCGCGCCTGCGCAGGCGCGGCACCAGCGCCGTTGCAGCCGCGATGACGGCCGTGCGCAACAGCGGCTGCATGGCTTCATACGGCGTTGTCAGACACAGGAAGCCGTGCATCCAGCGCACGTCGTCTTCAGTGATGGCGGGCTTATCCATGCCGGGGCCTCTGCATGACGAAGCCCAGCCACACGCCCCGCCCGTAGCAGACGACAAAGAACACCGACGCGGTGAACATGCCCGCCTCGCCAGTCACGTGCGTGAGGTACAGCCACGCCGGCTGGCCAAGCAGGCCGACCAGCGCGCCCCAGCGCTGCGTGTTGGCGCTGTAGTTGAGCAGCGCCACGGAAACGAAGGCCGTGAGCAGCATCCAGAGATTGACGAGGGCGAGCATTACGCGGCCTCCACCAACACGCCGTAGGCCATCACGCCCGTGGTGACCACGCCGGCGCCGATGCACGCCACGGCCAGCCAGAGCAGCACCCGCACGACGTCGTTGAAGCGCTTCGGCGGCACGCGGTAGCCCGTGACGGTGGGGTCGTTCTTGCTGCGCCAGGCGAAGAGCACGCCCACGGCAGCGGCCTGCACAGCGAGCGTGGTGAGCATGGCAATGAGCTGCAGGGCGGTCATGCGTGCCCCCCGACCAGGCGGGCCGAGCCGGCGCGTGCGGACAGGCCCAGCACTTCTGCTGTGCGCATGACGGCCATCAGTGCATCGGTGCTCGATGCGGCGATGGTGTGGAATGAAAGCCGACGGCCGCCGGCGGCGACACGGACGAGGTAGGTTTTCATGCCCGCCCCCTTACTCAATGCCCTGCAGGCTGTTCTGCCGTGCGACGGGGGCGAGTACGCCGATGGACTGCGCTTGCATGCCGAGCAGCCGGGAAACCTGCTGCAGGTTGGCGTACAGCTCCACCGCCAGCGATGCCGTGCGGGCATTGGCAAGCTCTTTGACCAGCGAGCCGCGATATCGGAGCGCTGCAAGCCGCTGCGGCACCGTCATGCGGCCGGTCTCTTGCGGCACCAGCCGGCCTTCCAGCACGTCGAGCACCCAGTGGCGGAAAGCCTTGGCCCGCTCTGTGCGTGCCAGCATGGCTAACAGGTAGGCGCCGCGCGGGCTGAAAATGCGTACTTGCTGTCGACCGCCAACTGTGTCGACCTCAAAGAGTCGGGTCATTTTCTCGGTGAACTCGTCCGCGTTTCTTTCATACAGCTTCGCCATGTCGGAGCTGGGGTTCCGGTAGCCCAAGGCACTTCCAATCTGGAAGACCCTTAGCCACGGCGTGTTGTGGATATCGACCACATCGAATTCGACGTTCTCGAAGGTCAGGACTGTGTTGGTTTGCATACGGGCCTCGAAAAAATGGGCAAAAAAAGCCCCCCGCACCCCGGGCGGGGAGCGTGCCAAAGCGGATGCGAGGGGAAGGGGGTAACTGGAGCCGCTGGCGCCTATTCGGGCAGCAGGCTCAATTGGCCGGTGCCGTTGGGCAGCACACGCGTGCGGCCAACGGGCAGGTAGGCCAGAGGGTTGGGGTTGATGCTGGGCGCGATGGTGCTGATGATCGACAAGATGGCCTTGCCGGTATATGCGCAGTGCTCTTCAGGGCAGCGCACATAGAGCTCGCGGGACGTGAGCGAAACAGCGCGGCTCGTGCGGATATGCAGGCGGGTGCCGCAGTGTGGGCAGAGGTGTTTCATTTCCCACCCCCTTGCGGCCGGCCGCACTCGCCGTGGCCTTGGCGGGCGCACTCACAGAACATGCCGACCTCGCCCAGCGTGGCCACGGCATCCATGTACTTGCGCGTGACCAGCACGTAGCCGCACACGCCAACCAGCGTATCCAGCTTGTCGATCAGCACGCCTTGCTCGCCGCTCAGGAAGCGGCTCATGGCGCCTTTGTCCCAGCCCATGGTGTGCTGCACGTCTTGGCGGGTGGGGCCAGAGAGCTTGCGGCGCAGGGCGTGTTCTATTCGGTGTTGGGTGTGCATGGTTAATCCTCCACAACGGAAGTTGCGTGCCGTTGCGGCACGGCTTGCATATGCTTGTTGGGGCTCGGCTGGGCCAGCGCGCTGAGGATGAGAACGCGGCCCATGTTGCCGAGGGACCGGCCTTCAGTGGCGGCGCGTGCTTTGAACTTCTGGAGCTCCTCGGGCCGAAGGCGGATATAGACGGGCTTGTCAGTCACGACGCCAATTGGCGCGCGACGTTTAGCGACATTTCCACGGGGCATGGTCGATATACTCGTGAAAGGGAATCTTGCATATGAAAGCTAATGATATGCACGAACGTACATAGATTGGCTATGGACAGCACAATGTTGCAATTCGGGGTCCGCCTTGCGCGAGAGCGGATACGGCTGGGGTTGTCCCAAGGTCAAATGGCCCAGCTCGGCGGTGTGGCCTTGCGGACCTACGCAAACTACGAATCTGGGGAACGAGAGCCCGGGATTTTGTCCCTGGCCGGGTGGGGTGCGAACGGCGCCGATGTTCTTTACATCGTGACGGGCAAGCACACGACTTCCCTGATGTCACCAGAGGAAGACGCGGTGGTTGCTGGTTATCGAGAGCTCGATGCGCGCGGGCGCGCAGGTGTGCTGGCGTTGATTGGTGGGCTTTCGGGCGCTGCGACAGAAGCGCAGCCGGTGAGGGCTGGCAAGCGCTCCCAAATCATTGTTGGCGGATCGAATAACGTCCAGGTCGGTAGCGTCCGGACGAAAACGCCGGTCGCCAAGAAGACGAAGAAATAAGCACAGAGCTATAGCCGCGCGGGGACGTGGTATATCGCCATTCGATCAACAGAGAAGCGGGATGGAGCAGGAGATGAGCCGTGGCGCTCACGAAGTGCAAAGAGTGTAAGAAGGAAGTTTCCAGTTCTGCCCCGACGTGTCCTCACTGCGGCGTCAAGAATCCTGGAGTAGGAACGTGGCAGGTGTTGGTTGGCTTGGGAGCCTTGGCCGTCGGCATCGCGGCTGTCGTGAGCTGCATGGGTGGCGAATCCAAGCCAGGTGCGTCTGAGAAAACGCCCGAACAGTTGGCAGCAGAGGAAGCAGCTTGCAAGGCGGACTTGCAATGCTGGGGTGACAAAAACCTGATACGCGCGACATTCGCCTGTGTACCGGAAGTCGAGCGCCACGCCAAGTACAGCCACAAGTGGGTTGATGGCACGCTTGAACCGAAGTTTGAACGATTCCGGTGGGCCAACAAGGAACACTCCGTACTGACTTTCCTCGGCGACAAGGTGCAATTCCAAAATGGATTTGGCGCTTATCAGAATGTCAGTTACCAGTGCGACTATGACCCGGTAGCCGGCAGGGTGTTGGCTGTGCGTACTGTCGCGGGCCGCCTCTGATCATGGGCAACGACCTCAGCATCATCTCTTGGTTGGTTGTCGGCATGTACGTAGTCGCCGGTTTGGCTTTTGCGGCGTGGGCGTGGCTATGGTCTCGTCGCCTTCGCAGCTTTTTCGCCAGACGGGCGGCTGCGAAAGCACGGCGTCAAGCGCTGCAAGCCTACGCACAAGGTTTGCGCTCGCAGCGTTGAGCCTCTATGGGCCGCACAATCTCGGTCGGCCCATCCCTCTCTACGCGGTGTGGTGTCGCCGCCAGTACTCTTGTGATGGGTGAGCTGCCCGACGATGCACCGGAATGGTTTTACTGACTATGGACGACACACTTCGCATGGTTGAGTGGTACATCGCGGGCATTTTTGCCCTTGGATGCGCCGCGTTTCTTTTCCGGACCGGGCTTTGGTACAGGCGCTTTCGCTGGCTTCTCGACCGGCGGGCTGCGGCGAGGGCGCGGCGTGACAGCCTGCTGACGGCGGCAAAAAAGAACATGGCGCAGGAGTTGGTTCAGAAGGCCGCTGCTATGAGCCGTGATGCGAACAAGGTGGAGTTTATGGCCGCTCGCATTTATCGGCGTGACGCGACGATCTACTTCCTTTCGTCGACGGTCAACCATCTTGTCGGCTGTTGGCTCAGTGAGAATTTCGAGCCAATGCCTCTGCTGATTCCGCGCGGTCGGAAGCACATGCAGGAATTCCCCTCTGGCAAGCCAGAAGCACAGGCGTATTACGATTTTGTTGTGGAGTACTTCGATACGATTGAAGCTGCGCTGCGGTCCGGCGGTTTGTGGGTTGAGTACTGACACCAAGGGTAGACGCAACGGCCCCCGAACGAACATGACATGGACTCCCTCACCGCAAGGCGATAGCGGTGCACCGCAGTGGCTCAAGACAGCCGTCACACTGGCCTACCGTGCCTCCGCGGTGCTATTGGCCCTCGCTGCGCTGGTATTCCCCGTGATGCAACTTTTCAGACTGCCTATTGAACTGGATCCGCTTCGGTTGGCTAGGTTCGGCGTGCTGGATTGTGGCTTCATGGCGGTGGCACATGCATGGCGAATCTGGCTGTTGCGCTTGCCTGTCCCGATCCGCTTCTCGACGCCCGTGCCGTATGGCTATCCGGGGTGGCAGACCATTCTCCAATCCCAACTTGTTTCCGGGTGCGTGCTTCTCGCGTTTGGTGCGGTGCTTTTCCTTCTATGAGAAATATCTATCCCAAGGTGCCGCCTAACGCAGGAATGGTCAGAGGGCCGCGGCGCACAGCTGGAAAAAGGGCGAAACAGTGAAAGCAAAGAATCTGGGGGCTTGTGTCGTTGCGGCCGTCGCGCTGTTTGTGGCATCGCCTAGTTCTGCGGCGTGCATCGTCACAAAGTCTGCGATTCCGGAGAAGGACGCGGCGAGGCCAGGGGTCCTCGGCCTCAGTCTTGAAGACCTGATTCACGGCATGAAAGCGCGGAAGCGTGAGACTTCTCCAGACGACGCTGGTGGATTGTTCACGGAAGTCACCTTCACCCATTCCATGAGCATCATCGCGGAGGGCGACGAGACAAACCTGTCGCGCTTCAGCATCAGCATGGGCTGGTCGCCGGACGAGGACGACACGCAGAAGGCCGCCGCAACTGCCATGTTTATTGTGGCGCGAGCATTTGGAGCTCGCACACAGGAGGACATTCAGCGGGCGGGCGCGTGGTTTGTGACAGTGCTCGATGCAATGACGCAGCAGTTCGTGAGCACGGGCCGGAACTGGGTCGTATCTGAATACGACAAGGACCGCTTTCACATTACGGTCGCCGGCATGCGCGTGCCGGACGCGGTTCTGCTTTGTTTTGAGCCGCGAGGCAATTGAGTCAATTCCAATAGAGCAGTAGCCACGCGGGGGCGCGGCATACAGCCTTTTTATCAATCCACACAGACGGGAAGGTAGAAAGGAGCAGTAATGAAAGTAGTGAAGTGGCTGTTTGGCCTGGCGATCGCTGCCATCGTGATTGGTGTGCTCAGTGACTTGACGAACCCGAAGCCGAAGTCTGGGAGCGCCGCCACAGCGGGCAGCGCAATAGAGGCCGCAGACGCAGCCGAACCACCGTTGCCGGTCAAGGCGCAAGAGCTGTTCCGCGCGTACGAGGACAACGAGGTCGCGGCCGATCAGAAGTACAAGGGCAAGAGCCTACTGGTGACCGGCACGGTGCAGAGCATCGACAAGGACTTCACAGACAGCATTGTGGTGAAGCTCGCTGCCGGCAATCCGTTTATGCCCGTGCATGCGTATCTGGATGATCAGCATGCGGCGATGGTCGCCTCGCTCAAGAAGGGGGCGAAGGTTGCTTGGGTGTGCCAAGGGGATGGCAGGATTGTGGGGAGCCCGATGTTGAAGGGGTGTGGGCCGAAGGGGTAGGAACAAGGCGCCCCGTCAGGCGGGGCGACCTCTACTGCAGTTGAGCCTCGATACGCTGCAGCTCTTCAATCACGTCCTTCGCAGAGGCCGCCAGCGCTGTGCGGCCACGCTCTTCGTCTTCGTCCAGCCAGTGTCGTACTTCATCGAGCAATTCGCGTTTTGCCACTCTCTTCGGTTGACGCTCTCGGATGGCTAACACTTGGTCCACCTTCTCCGCAAAGTGCGCAGGATAGTAGTGCTCAAACTGTTCTTTGGAGAAACAGTCAAAGTGGGCTGCATCCCAGGTCTTGTAGCTGTTTCGCAGCTTCTCGACGACTTCCTTGCCAGAGGGGTCCGCATCGACTCTTACCCAAGCCGCTTTCGAATAGATCGGCTCCAGGTGAGCAAAACGCATCAAGCGATCAAAGTCTGCAAACGTTGCTTCTACGTTTCCTGTCCCGTTCGCTGATAGTGTCCGCACACGTGAGAGTTTTGGGGCGAACCATGGGATCAAATAGTCGCGGATGATGCGTTCCGCAGACGATTCTTCGACGATTAGCCAGCCGCTCCATAGGTCGAAGTCGGTGAAGGAGTAGCCGAGCTCGCGGAGAACGTTAAGGCGGGCTTGGGGTGAGTTTTCGACCTCTTCAATGCGCGCGGTTGTTGGCGGCTCCCCCTTCGGGGCGCTCACGTGAAACACTTTGCTTCCCTCTACTGCACCCAAGTGCCGAAGAACGATGTTCGAATGTGTTGAGACCACGAACTGATTCCGCTGTGAGCTCTCGACGATAAGGTCAAGAAGGGCCTTCAGCGCCTCCGGATGCAGATCGTTTTCCGGTTCCTCCACGAGGAACAGTTTTCCGCTGGAGAGCGTCAGGTCGGCCAAGAGCGCGACGATGTTTGGCACGCCTTCGCCCATTTGCTCAATCGGGATCACTTCCCGACTCTTCAGGTACACCCCTGCGCGTTGCCCATTGTCGGAAGGGGTGGCTGTGACGACAAAGCCAAGTATTGCCTCGCATGCCTCGGCGTACTCGTCGCTTCCTGGAAAAGAGCGATTTGACAGTCTCGACAACTTGGCAGCTAAGTTCACCATTTGATGTGAGACTTGCATAGTGGTACCAAGTCGCACGTCCTCGCTGAAGGTCGCCGTTTTGCGTTTGGACAGATATGGAACAATAAGGTGGTGCGGATCAACACCAGGAATGACATTGATACCTCGCTCGCCGTCGCCGTTTGTGTTCGACGTTGCAAGCGCAAAGTTGCCATTGCGACGGTCCTGAGTCCGCATCACAATTCTTACCAACCCCTCCGGCTGATGCAAATTGCTGAACAGATACGGCAGGGTGTTTTCCGCGAACGTAATGTCGATGATCGACTCATTCGTGCCAAGGCGTATGTCCGCAAAGGTCTGACCTGAACCTTCTTGCAAAAGATACAGGCCGCGCAGAACCGATGATTTGCCCGCATTGTTGGCACCGACGAGCACGTTCATAGGACCGAGTGCGAGATGTCCTGAATCGACAATCGACCGAAAGTTGCGTAGCCGCAGGTGTTGGATGCGCATACATGCTCCGCTTGCACAGTGTTCAACTGCCTAGATTTCTGGAGTCGAAGCGGTTTGCTTCGTTGTGCTCCCAAAACTGACGCCAATCAGCCACGGTCACCCACAACGCTGCTCTCAGTTGGGCATCGGTCAGCTTCTGCAAAGTGGTTTTCTGAAACTGCGCTGAGCAGAACCCGATTGTGGCCTCACGCAGCCCGCCGCGAATACCCCACATTCGCATTAATTCCCTAATCATGCCGGTACGCGGCAGGCTGTCACCACGGGCGCAGGCTAACCAGCCGTCCAGGTAAGACCGAGCTGCCCAATACTGCTCGTGCGACAACTCGGTGTTGTCTCGCACCTCCTCCAGGCCGCGCCCGTTGAGGTGGTTGCAAAGGGCCTTCCAAACCGTGCCGGCGTCTATGGCGCCTTCCTCTGCCAATTCGATTTGCAATGCGATGTGAGTGAGTTCTGCCCGCTGCTCGATGGTCATGCGTTCTTTGGCTGGCGCCGGCGGGGTGGGGCAGCGTGAGCGGGCGGCCGACCCGCATAGGATGACCTGGCCGATTTGCACGTTGCCATTGCCGGCGGAAATGCTCTGCTTGATGTTTGTCTTGTTGCTCACTTACGTATCTCCCACAGCGGCGCGCGGGCCGCTTGGGGAGGCTACGGCGCGGTGGCGGGGCTGTGGGTCAACGAGTGTGGCAACGCGTTAGACGTTGAGCTTAGTGCGGGGGTGGTCGAACTTGAAGGGCGAGGGAGGCGGTGTAACGATGGTTTGCGATTGGTTGGGGACCTTTGGTAGGAAGCATGCGATCTGGGGCTGTATCGGATACATGCCACTAACTACTGCTCCCTCATCTGGAGGGGCACGGAATAAGGACCGATACCTCAAGCCGCCACATAGGTCGCGGAAGCACGAGGATTGATTCCCGTTTTTTCAGTCACCAGGTTTATGAAGTCGAAAGCGGTTGTGTAGAAATCCTTTGCGGTCTCGATGTCACAGCTACGCGCGTACTCAAGGGCGTGATGCTTGGCGGTGTGTAAGGCAGGCGAGTGCAAAGGATCATCGATCTGCGTGGGCGTAATTTGATACGGGGTGGCGTGAGTCACTAGATTCCTCCACCGCTGCATAGTTGCGATGCGCTGAAACAGGCCGTGGCCCCAATCAACTTCGATGCCTGCAGCCTCCATCAGCATCTTCATCTTTGCATCGAATCGAAATGTCTTTCGGTAGCTCTCAAAGTCAAAGCTAGGGTAGCGTGGGTCAGACGCCATGCAGAACGCCACTGAAGCTGAGAAGCTCTCGATTGCTGAGAAGCACAACACCATTCCACCTGTGAAGTAGGAGAACCCCATCGAAAGCGTCCCCTCTCGTGGTTTTTGATCCATGTGTATGCCCGCCCTTACCAGCTCAGACGCCGCGTGCAAGGTCAGGTCCCAGTCATGGTTTTCCGCCGAATATACGTAGCTCACAGTGGCCCTTGTTCTCAACGATCTTCGTGGATCGACACGAACGCCAATCCGACCATTTGCATTTCGATTGATGCCCTACGGCACCGGAGGCGCAGCTTTGCATCCATGCCGATGCTGCTCCTTCCCCAAGTCAGCAATGCTCCGATCCAGCCGAGCAACCTCCTCGTCACGAACTTTGCCGGGCGGTGAAACTGCATCTTTCAATTTTGCCCGCAAAACGTCTTTCTGATCCTTGAGGTCTGCGCATTCGGGCGGGTCCGGCCGCTCTTTGAACGGTGGCGTGATGCCCCGCTTGATAGCCTCGTCACACGGCATGCCTACGGAAAAGGTCTCGCCGTTGTAAGTGCATTTCCACGCGACGGCGGCGTAGGAGGGGGATGCCGTCAAGCAAGCGGTAACGAGGAGGAGTGGGCGCATGGATGGCCTTTTGGAACGAGCATGTACGCGGTGCACTGTCAGCGGCGCGCCCGATACGCAGGTGTCAAGGAAAAAGGGGCAGTCAGAGGCTTGGCTCGGTCTTCGTGTCGGCCGCGAGTTCGGCATCTTTACTCGCGGCGTCCAGTACTCGCCGGCCCATCTTGACCTGGTCTGACGGAGCAAGCGTCGCAATGCCGGGAAAAGCGAGTGCGGCGCTTTCCAATTTTGACTGCGCTACAGGGTCATCTTCGGTGACCTTTTCGGGGAAGACTGCGATAAACCACGCTTGAAAGACCTGAGCCTCTACAGGACCGCCCTGCCGTAGCCGTATGTAGTCCTCCACGGCAAGAAACAGGATGGCCGTGACGTTGGCGTCCAGCAGTTCGACCGAGCTACTTGGGTTCGGGTCTTGCTGAGCGTGCTTGAAGAAGTTCCGACACGGCTCGTTAATGTAGTGCTTAAGAGTATGTCCGGCAGGCAGACTTTCGCGGGCCTGTTTGGAGAAGCTATCCACGCCCGCGCTCGTGCAGAGCACGTCAATGACCTCCCATGCGTTCGACGCGAGCGAGTACACGGAAACGGGATCGCCACCATCGAAAAAAAGGCGAATGGCAGTAATGAGTTGCCGTCGGGCCGCGTCGATCTTTGTGACGAGCATGTTGACGTGCTCCTGTAAGCGAGAACTACAACAGCATTCGACAGCGGCCTTGTTAAGGCAACTCCAGTTGGCCCGCAAGATGCGAGAGGTACGCTTCAGCACCAGCGTCGTCAAACACCGCTCGCTGGAAGCCCATCGCTCCCGTCAGCTTGTCCCGCAGCAGTTCCAAATCAGTCTTGCAAACAAAATAGATGCCATCTAGGTCCGCCTCATCAAGCGCGCTGGGCACTAGCGCATAGGGGTGCTTTGCGAAATAGACGGAGAGGGCAAGGCGTTTGGAATGGTCGGCGCTTTGCCAAAGGTAGCCTAGTGCATCAACACCGACGTATCGCGAAAGGAACTCAATGTCTGCGAACGCCGCAACTTGGTCGAGTGTGTCGCTGGTATGAGGCCGCTGGGCCGACAACAGGTAGCGTTCCCAGAAGCTGGCGCCCAATGGCTGCCACAGCGCTGCCGTTCCTAGAATGAAGTCCAGGACGTAACGATGGGGATAGTGTGCCGCCTGGTGACTCAGCAGCAAGGCATAGTCAAGATTGGCGAGAGCCGCGGCATGTTGGTCGAAGTAGGCAATCCCTACAGCATCGGAATTGCCGTACCCGTCGAAAACTGCCTTGCAAACCTGAGCTAAGTGCGTCATGAGCGCTCCCTCGTGAGGGCTCACATGGTATCGCGTCTCACGTGTCGAGCTTATCTGGCTTGATCTCCAGCTCGAGCGCCGTCGTAAAGCCACCGTCATTCAGACTGTGAACGACGCGGCCGACTGACCAGCCCGTCCCATCAATCTGGGGCTTCCACCCGCTCACTTTGGCATGCAGCGACGGAAACAACTCAGCCCGCCCACGCGCCAATGTGATATTGAACGTAGCAACGCCGCGCTGAATCTTCTGCCACTCGGCCCGCGCCGCACGCTCGGCGTTGGAGCGTGACGCGTACGTGTGCCGCAACACCTTCACGTTGTCCGGGTTCGGATCGGCCTGTACCGTCTCCCGCTTCTTCTTTTTTCCCTTGGCGGCGCGCTCCTCCTTCGTCGCTACGGCATTGGAAGCATCGATAACAACCTCGCCGCGCACGCCGGCGCGCGTGTCCTGGTAGTACGCCTTCACACCGTTGTAGTTCTCCCGATCGGCAATGCTGAACGTGTGCGTGTCGCCAGACGCGCGGGTGATGTTGACGGTGGGCAGCGGCAGGCCCGACCCGCAGGTCGGCTCGCCGGCGGGAATGAAAAGCAGCGTGCCGTTCTTGACGGTCGCAATGGCGTCGAATTCCTTCGCCAGGCGCGAGAGGAAGTTGGCATCTGACTCGCCGGTCTGGTCGACGTGGGCGATGACCTGATCGGCCAGCTTCTTGCCCACCAGCCAGGTGAACTTGTTGCGCAGGGCGATGGACTGGACGATCTGCGCGACGGTCTTGCCGGCGTAGGAGCCCTCGCGGCGGGTGGTGAGGCCGCCGTCCATGTCGGCGCTGCGGGCGCGAATGATGAGCCGGTCGGGCGGGCCGCTGTGCTCCAGCTCGTCCACCTTGTACGTGCCCTTGTCGACCAGACCGGCGCCTTCCCAGCCGAGCGAGAGCGACAGGCGTACGCCTTTCTCGGGCAGGTCGAGCTTGCCGTCGCTGTCGTCGAGCTCGATGTCGAGCTGGTCTGCCTCGAAGCCGCTGTTGTCTGTGAGGGTGAGGCTGATGAGCCGCCCCTGGAAGCGGCCGGTGATGTCTTTGTTGCCCACCTTGATGCGGTAGGCTGGGCGGGGTGACAGGGCGTCGGTGGTCGCGCTCGTCATTGCAGCAGGCCGGTAGCAACGCTGGCCACCTTGGATAGCAGGCCGTCATCCACGCGGGTCAGCTTGAGGGTGAAGTCGCACGCGCGGGCGGCGCCGTCCTGGAAGAAGTAGGTACGGGTGGTGTCCAGGTTGTTGATGACGAACTGGCCGTAGTAGCGGCCGGTGCCCTCGATGAGGGTGTAGGCGTCGCCGCTGTCGGCCATCAGCTCCAGGGCTGAGAGCGACCATTCGCCGCCGGTGAAATCCGGGAAGAGCTTGCCGGTGAGTGTGATGGTTTCCTCATCCGGCCCGACGTACTGGTGCGACGGCCGCCGGCCCACGCGGTTGTTGCCCGGGTGGCGCCAGGCGACCTGGCGTTGGAATTCCGTATAGGGCGCCGTGTCTAGGCTGAACACGAACAGGCCCAGGGCCATCATCATGGTCAATCCCTGTCTGCAAGGCGCGAGCGCTGACGGGCGGCTCGCTGGTTGTCGATCTGGCGCAGCTCGTCGCGCACTAGGCGCGCGATGGCCTGCGGATCGGCGCCGGCGGGCGCATTGATGTTGATGGTGATGGGCGCGGGCGCAGGTGTGGACGCTGCGCTACGCACCGTCATCGCAGGGCGTGTGTCGAACGACACGGGCGCCGCCATTGCGGGCGCGGTACCGATGGCGATACCGGTGCCAATGGCCGCCAGCTTGGTGGCTCCCGCTTTTGCCGGCTTGGGCAGCGAGGCTTCGATCTGGGTGGCTTTGGCAACGGCCTGCGCCCCTGCGGTGTCGTCTCCGAATACGCCCTTGAACCACGCCGCGATTTTCCCCACAGCGTCTTTGAGCGCCGGGAACTTGCTGAACAGCCCGTCGATGATGCCCTGGATGATGTTGCTGCCGAACTGCTGAAATTGCTCCGGGACGAAGAAGTCCCATACGGCAACAAAGACAGCCTTGATGGGCGTGATGGGCGACCACTTCAGCAACGTTGCATTAATGTTGACGGTACCGCCGTTGGCGAGGGCGTCCATGTCCTGCCAGAACTCGTTCCAGGTGTTCCTTATCCCGTTCCAAGCGGAGGAGCAGGTGCCCTTGATGCTTTGCCACAGGCCTTCAATTTTTGGCCCGAGCGTTTCCCAGTTGTCCCAGATGAGAAACGCGGCGGTGGCAATGACCGCGATGATGGCGAGTATGGGGTTGGCGAGCGCAAGGCGGCCTATCCACTTCAAGGCGGTGCCGACTTTCCCGATACCCGCTTTGAGTAGCTTGAATCCGCCCGAAAGCCCGCCCGCGCGGATGTTCAGCAGGCGCAACCCGTAACGTGCGATCACCAATGGCCCCTGCATAGCCGCCATGGAAAGCGTGAGGCCGCCGGCGGCCAGCAGTAGGGCGCCTGCTGCAGCCGCCGCCTTGAGCAGGCCGGACACGAGGCCAGGGTTGTTCTTTGCAAAGGTGTCAAACCGCTCCAGCAGACGGCCAGTGCTGTCGATCAGGTCGATGACGGTGGCGCGCAGCCCGCCGCCGCTTTCACTGCTGGTGTTGAAGATGCGGTTCTGCAGGCGCTGCCAGTGCGCAGACATGGTGTCTTGCCGCGCAGAGAACTCGCGCGACATGGAGCCCTTCGCCTGGCTGCCGTTGGCCAGCCCGATCTGGCGCTGCAGCTCGTCTGGCTTGTCGACCAGCTTGGCCAGCGTGTCTGAGTGCTCCAGGCCCACCAGCTCGACCATGACGCCGATGCGCTTGTCTTCCGGCAGGCGTTTGACGGCTTCAATGATGCGAAACAGCGTGCCGGTCGCATCGGTTGCCATGCCGCGCTGGACGTGTGCCGAACTCAGGCCAATCTCGTCGAGCGCAGACCGGAACTTCTTTGTGCCTTTGTCGGCAGCGGCGAACTTCTGGACGATGGCGTTGATGGCAGTGCCAGCGGTTTCCGTGCGCTCGCCCAAGGTGAGCAGCGTAGAGCCGAGAGCGGCGGCATCCCGGGCCGACATGGCAACGGTAGAGACAACGCCAGACGTGCGGTTGAGCACGTCGATGATGTCGTTGCCCTTGCTGATGGCGTTGTCGTCCAGGTAGTTGATGGAGTCCGCCAGCCCCATGATGGCGTTGGTGGGGATGCGGAAGTTCTTGGCAACCTTGCCCATGCTCTCGGCAATCTCGTCGGGCATGGCGTCAAAGGCGGTGGCCATCATCGACACCGTGCGGGTGTACTCGATCAACTCCTCGCGCGGGACTTCCATGCGCGCGCCAGCGGTCACCATTTCGGCGATCTGCGTGACGGGGATTGGCAGCTCCGCGCCGAGCTGCTTGATCTGCCGGGCCATGTCGTAATAGACAGGGGTGAGCTTGCCGCCCGCATCGCGCGCGCCGTCTACCTGCCGAGCGATGCCCAGCATGGCGTTCTCAAACGCGACGTAGTCCTTCACGGTTTTGGCGACCGGCGCGAGCGTAACGGTGCCGGCACCCATGAGCGAAACGCCTGTGCCGAGCATGGCGTTGCGTGATGCCATGCCCTTTTGGTACTGCGCTTGTGCGGCTGCCAGGTGGCGCTCTTTTTCGGCAAGGCGGGCGAGCGCTGCCTCTTTCTCGCGCAATGCCTGCTTGGTGGCGTCGATCCGGGTTTTCAGCTCGGCTTCGTGGCGGCTGAATTCCTTGGTTCGGATACCTGCCTCAAGCAGCTCGCTTCGCATCTGGCGGAACGTGGTCAGTTTGTTCCTGTGGGCCTGCGTCAGCTTGTCGGCTGTGCTTTGGGCGTCCTTGTACTGCCGGCTGAGTTTTCTGACCTGCGCTGTGTTGACAGGCGTCTGTGCGGCCAGAGCCTTCTGTTCCGCTTTGAGCCGATTGATCTGCCGGAGCGTGCTGGCTGTCTGTTCCTGGAGCTTCAGGAAAGCGTCGCGCTCGGCGTCGACATAGGCGGTCTTTCCCGCCAGCCGCGCACGCTTGTTCATCGCGATGGTGGCCTTATCCAACTGCGCTTCCACCGCCTGCAGGCTCTTGATCTGATCGTCGATGGCCTTCTTGCGGGTGGCGCCGCCTTGGACAGCATCGAGCTGCTTGCGCAGTGCTTCCGCCTTTGCGGTGGCATTGCGCATTTCGATGCCGCTTTCCTTGATGCCGCTCTTGAGCTCGCGGAAGCCGTCCAGGCGCTTTTGCTCCCGATTGAGCGCCGTGAGCTGATCCCGCCCTTGCTTCACAGCGCGGGCGAGATCCTTGTTGGCATCGAGCAGCCTCTGGACTGGCCGCGTGGCCTTGTCCACGGCCTGCAGCACAACCTCCAGGCGCAGGCGGCGAGCGTCGCTCATTCCTGCGCCTCGCTGCGCTCACGGGCGCGCTCGCGCCACTCCATCAGGTCGGTAATGCTCATCGCGTACAGCTCCTCCAGGCGGAAGCAAAAAATCACTGCAACGTCTGCGGCGGCGTTTTCGACTCGGTCAGGAAGGCTTCTTCCCGGTCCTGCTTCGAGAGCAAAAAACCTGTCACTTCAGTAGCGATCTTGACCAGGTCGGCCAGGTCGAGCTTGCTCACGTCTGCGGTGGTGAGCGTGGGCGCGGTGATGCGCGGCAGAACGGTATGCAGAGCCGTCACGTCCATGCGCATCAGGTCCATCAGGCTGACGCCGCGCAGCTCGCCGCTGCCGGGCTTGCGCAGCGTCAGCACGCTGATGACCTGGTCGCCGCGCTTGATGGGGGTGTCGAGGGTGATGTTGGTGGTGAGTTGTTCCATGGTGGTGAAGGCTCAGAAAGTGGAGGGGTGCCGCGTTGTGCGGCGGGTGAGGGATCAGAGGCCGATGGCCTTGCGCTGCTCGGCCAGGCGGTCGACGCCGAATACGCGCTCGATGAAGTTCACGTGGTCGATCTCGATCCAGTCTTCGCCGTTGACGGAGAGCTTGTAGTAAGAGAGCGACGACTTAACCTTGAACGGGTCTTTGCTGCCGGCCTTGGCGTTGCCGAAGTCGATTTCGGTGTGGCGGCCGCGCGCGATGATGTCTACGGCGTCGACCTCGCCGGTGTCTTCACACTGGTAGCCGCCCGAGAAGCGCACCAGGGCACCGTCCACGGTGGTGGTGCCGTACTGCTTCAGGATGTCGCGCATCAGGCCGCCGTAGGTGGTTTCCAGCTCCAGCTTTTCATTGCCGAGGTCGATGTCGATCGGGCCGTTCATGCCGCCGGCGCGGTATTCCTCCAGCTTGCGGGTGAGCTTGGGCAGGGTGATTTCTTCCACCGCGCCGGCGTGGGAGATACCGTCTGCGAAGACGTTGAAATGTTTGAGGATGCGAGGGAGTGCCATCGTTGGTCCTTGTCAGGGTGGTGGCGCCGCTCAAGCCGCGTTGACGGCGTCGGCGAACTGCATGAGGTAGCGGTCTGTAATGCGCTGGCGGAAGGTGAGGTCTTCCAGCGGCGGGACGGGGGTGTAGTCGTAGTCGATGGCGAGCTGGCCGGCTTTGAGCGTCTCTTTGGCGTTGGCGGCCGGGTCGAACCACGCTTCGCCGCCGAGCAGGTAGCCGTTGCGTACCAGGTTGCGCAGCTTGGCGTTGACGCCGGCCAGGATGTCGCGCACCAAAGACGGGGTCATTGGCAGGTCATTGGCCCACATGTGCGCTTCGGCCATCGTGTCGGCCAGCACCTGCGCGGTGCGGGTGTAGTTCTCGAAGGCGAAGAGCTTGTCCGCGCTGCAGGTGCGCGAGCCCCAGAAGCGGAAGCCGTTCTGGTGGACGAGCGTGGTGACGTCGTGCGAGTTGAGGTAGCCGGCGTCGGTGGCGGGGTTCTGCAGGTCCCAGTACACGTCGCGCGAGAGGCCCGTGACGCCGTTGACGGGCACGTTGGACAGCGTCTTGTGCCAGCCGGTCTCGTTGTCGATCTTGGCGCGCAGGCCGACAGCGCGGGCCGTGGCCCACAGCGTGCGCTCGGCGTTGGCGGCGCTGTCCCAACCGACAAAGTCAGGCCACAGCACCATGAGCTCTCGCGCGCCGAAGTTTTGGCGGTAGGCGACGACGTCTTCCTTGGTGTTGCAGCCGGCGGCGCTCACGTAGGCGAAGGCGCGCAGCTTTTGCGCGATGCTGGCCAGCTCGGAGGCGACGGGCAGCGAGTCGAGCCCGGGCGCGGCGAGGATGCGCGGCGTGATGCCAAAGCGGTTGCGCGCGGCCAGCAGCGCTTTCATGCCGGTGTAGCGGCCCTGGTCGTTGGTGGTGCCGATCAGGTTGCTGGTGGTCTCGCCTTCGGCCTTGCCTTCAGCCACGCGCACGACGACGGTGAGCGGGCTGGTCTGGTCGGCAATGGCCTGCAGCGTGCGCGCGAGCGTGCCCTTGTCGCCGGCTTTGCCAACGGCGCCTTGCACGTCGGTGAGCAGCACGGGCGTGTCGAGCGGGAAGGCGGACGCATCCGCGTCATTGGCCGTGCACACCACGCCGGCGACGGCGGTTTCAATGGTGCGGATGGGGCGTGTGCCTTCGTTGATCTCGATGACACGGACGCCGTGGTGGTAGTCGGTGGGCATGCATTCCTCCGGGATGGGGCCGACGTTGAATCGTCCCGGTAGGATGCGGCGCGCGCGCGAGTGTGTCGCGCGCTGGGTGTTGTGGGACTGGGGGCTACAACAAGAACGCGCCCAGCCCCCGGGGGCAGCGCTGCTATTTGGCGGCGGGCTCAGACGCTGCAATGACTGCGGCGATGCCATTCGACAGTTTCGTCATGTCAGCGAGCACGCCCTGTGCGCCGCCATCCTTGACCATGTAGGGCAGTTTCAATGCGCCTGACTTGACTGCCGAATCGACGGCACTGCCGATCGTGAAGAGCGGCTCGACTGCCGAATTAATGTCTGCAAGGCTCTTCGCCTTAGACAGCGCAACCACGAGCTCGGCCAGCCCAACAAACATCATGCCGACGACGTCCGACATGACGCCTTCACGGGTCTTTGTGTCGGCCACGCCTTCGATTTGCATGCGCAAACGCTCTTTGGCAATTTGAGTCTGCTGAGACTCCCATTGTTTCAGGAGCTCGGCCTTCTGAGCGGCGCTCAGATCTGTGAAGCCAACGGAATCGTTCGGTGCCTGCATGATTAACCTCCTCGAAGATAATTGTTGGGCAGCATGGACGCAGCGACTTCCGTTCTGGCGTCTCGAAAGATCGCGTATTCATCGCCTTCGGCGGAAAAGATCAGATTGTTTTTGTCTGCCGTGTAGGCCGTCACGTCCCCTTGCCAGGACGTTGAGATGTCGTATGTGCGCTGGCCCAACAGATAAACGACGAGCGCCATGCCGTACACATCTGCTGCAAAGTCGGCGACATAGGGATTCACGGCGTTCGTGCCCAAGGAATACTGGTAACTGATCGGGATGACTCGCCCCGGCGCGCCGCCCCATTCACCGCTGACGACATCGAGGCTGAAGTTCATTGAACCGTTGAACTTGCCGTACTTGTCTGCATCGTTGTGCACGCCGCGGCCGATGTTGACGCGGCCAAGCACGCGGGCCGGTAGGGAAAAAACGACCGGGTACCACTTGCTCTCCGAGCCGCCTACAAATAGGGCGCGGAGATTGTTCGATGCGAACTGATGCTTCGCGTTGTCCATCCATGCGGCAAACGCAGCTTGCTGTGCTCCAGTCGCCCCATCGATCTGCGCCTGCTTACCGGCGACCACCTGTGTCAGGGCATTTTGCGCGGCGATGGCGTCTGCCAGTTGTTGTTCAAGAGTCATGCTTCACCTTTCATAGATAGTGGTTCTTCAGGACGAGCCTGTTTGTGTCGCAGAGCGATCGCAATACCGTGGTCATGTGCAGCAACTGGTTGCTTGCGAGCTGTGCAATCGGCCTGACTGCGGCTTCATCGACGTACTGCCGAGTGGCCAGGACCAGCGCGGGGTCGATCTTCAATTCCACGGTGGCCCCGGAGGCGGACAGCACGGCCATGCGCACGACCTGTGTCCGGCCGGAGCCTTCGGCCATCTGAGGCTTGTAGGTCTCGGGGCAGTTGCCGTAGTAGCAAAGCGTGCCGTCTTCGTCATACAGACCGAGCTCACGGATCCACCAGCCGCCCACCGTTTCAGGAATGACCAGCTCGGCGACAAATTGGCTGGGGTTGCCCGGGTCTTGCCATAGGGCGTTGAGTGGAGCGCGGTGGTGTTCACGCACGAGGCTTGTGCGGTAGCTGTCCGGCGTGGGAAGCGCGCCGCCGCCGTCGCCGATGGCCATGTGGGTGTAGCGACGTGGCAGGCCGAGCGCCTTGGCGTTGGCATCGCGTGCTTCACCTGCGGCAGTTGGGACGACAAAGAATGTCTGCGACATAGCGGTTATTGAGTGACGGTGAGGGTGTCGATGTGATGCGTCGCGCCGGAGAACCGGGTGGTTCCCGCGACGACAATGTCTGGTGGTGCATAGGGGTAGACGGTCAATGTGTCGCCGAGATAGGCGGCTGCACTGGCGCTGTCTGCGCCGCGCGTGACGAGGCTGATTTGCAGGCCCAACATCGGGCGCGAGCATGGCTTTGCATCGTTGACCAGGCGCTCCAGCTCGATGTGGGTGCTTTCGTCAATGCCGAAATCTCCGACCTGCACATCGAGCTGGAATGACCCACGGGGGCCAGGCGGCTCCGTCTGCCACCACTCGGTGACGTGGATCTCGAACCCGAGCGGTTCCACCGCGCGGCGGATGGCGCCGATGGTCCCTTTGCGACGATGCACCAGGTACGACGCGGATGTGACGGCGCGCTTGGTGGACGTCGGCCAGTCTGGGTTCCATCTGTCGACGGAGAAAGACCACGCCAGGAACGGAAGCAGTTCGGCGGGGCAGGTGGCCGGGTTCCAGAGGTCGCGCAGCGGCACCGGTACGTACTCAATGCGCTGGCCGGCAGATGCGGCTCTGCGCTCAAGCGGTGTAGCGTTGGGCGGCAGAAGCGTGGCGTTACTCACTGGTGCCCCCGTTGATGATCTCCACGCCCGTGCAGTAGCTCGCCTGGGTGAGATCGAGCGGAATGTCGGTAACGGGTTCAGCCAGAACGAGCTTTTCCACGCCTTCCACGTGTAGCGCAGCGGTAATGGCAGAGCGATTGATGTCGCGGCCGATACGACGCCGGGCGGTGGTGTAGCGGGTTGCTTGCTTCTCCGCTGTATCGAGAATCGGCTCTGCCGCAGGACCGGGTGCCAGGTACAGGATGGCGCGAATGCGATACGGGACGATTGTTGCCGATTGCACCTTGAGGCGGTCCGCCACCGGACGGGTGTCCTCCCCTGAAAGGGCCGCGTACACGATCCGCAGCAGGCTTTCATCGGCACTGCCGTCGCCTAGGTGGGAAAGAACTGAGACCACGACTTCTGCGCCGGCCGGGCTGGTAGCGCGAGCGTCTGCAACGCGGCCATCAGCCGAGCGCGCATAGAACTCGTACGCCTTGGTGGGGCCGGCCACGGATAGTCCTTCCCACGCGTCTTGGGCGCGCTCGCGCAGCGCCTCGTCGCTCTCCGTGACGGGAGGGGTGGGTGGGACGGTCGTGTCGTCAGCGGGCATGACAGTGAGCCGCTTGACGTTGAAGTTGGCGACTAGGTTGTCGAGGTCTTTGCGTTTTGCAAAGGGCAGCATGACGGCCAAGGCGGCGTCGTTCACCCGCCGTCGCCAAACAAGCTCCCGGTATGCGTTCTCCTGTAACAGCTTGTTGATGGGCTCGGATTCGAGCTCCAGCGTGGCGCGCACGCTGTCCTGCTCGTCGGCCGGATGCAACGAGACGAAATACGCCTTGCGCTCGGCCAGGATGGCTTCATAGTCCAGCGCTTCCACAACGGTGGGCGCGGGCAGGAGTGAGAGGTCGATTGCGCCCATGTTTAGCCCCTAAGTGCTACGGAGATCGGGCCTAGTGATTCACGACGCGGGCCGTCGACGCGGTCGCCCTCGATGTCGACGACAGTGGTGCCCTTTGCGTCTACAACCAGCCGGATCGACGCGACGCGGATGCGGGGCTCCCATTTCACCAAGGCAGACACCGAGGCCGACATGACGCGCAAGCGGGTGGCCGGGTTCATCGGTTGGTCGAGCAGCTCGGGGACCCAAGAACCGTATTCGCGCCGCATGGCCCGCGAGCCAATGGGCGTGGTGAGGATGTCGCACACGGATTGGCGGATGTGGGCTACGTCGCTGACGGCGCGGCCGGTGGTGTTGTTCATGCCAGTCATCGCGTGCCGTCCGTCCAGCTTCCGCCTTGCTTTACGCCGCCGTGCCCGTGGTCATCGAGCACGACGCCGTTGGACGACAGCTTGCCGTCTTGGTGCGCCAGGTCGCCGGTGATGACGTTGCCGTTGTCGCCGCCCTGGCCGGCAATGCCGTTCATGAAGGACAGCAGGCCTTTGACGTTGACGTTGCCGTCGAAGGTGGTATCCGGGCACTTCACCAGCACGCTGGTGGCGGCTTCCAGGAAGACGGTTTTGACGCCCTGGACGGTGAGCAAGCCTGCGGCGTGGTCGTATTTGGTCAGCGCGCCGTCCGGGTAAAGCGTGACGGTTTCATTGGGCGAATGGCTTGGCACATCGTTGGCGGCCGATGGGATTGCGCACAAGACGATGCCGTTGGATGGGTCACCGCTGGGGCAGAGCAATACGACTTGCTCGCCCTTGGTGGGCGGGCTCCACGTGCGGGTGGCGCCGGCTCGACGTTCGCACCACGGGCGCCAGGTGGTGGTGACGCCGCCGGTGCGCACGCGCACGGCCGGTGGGCGGCCGTGGCGCACGTCGGCCACGGTGCCGATGCGGATCAGGTTTTCAATGAGGCGGGCGAGTTCTGCGAGGTCCATGCCTGCAGAGTGCCGTGCGCGCGCGTGGGGGTCACGTCATGAAAGTTGTATGCACGGGCTCCACAACAGTCCGCCGCTAGCATCGACTATATGCTCGTTGCGATTAGCTGTTTCGCTTGCACACGTCCGCGCGGCTGCTTCGGCATGCTGCACGCCCTGCGGCGTCACACGCCGAATGAGCCGTTGAACGAGTGTCCAGCGAGGTACGGCTGCGTCACAAGGTGTGCGCTCTCTGTGCCCATGCATGCCTGTTGGAGCGCTAGAAAGAATAGAAGTAGAGCACCACTATCGCAGTCGCAGAAGAAGCACTTCGCTCGAGGGTCTATCTGATCGCCAAACAATGGGGTATTGCAGAGGTAGTGAACGCCACGACCTAGCACACTGATACCGTCTAGACTCGTTCCGGCGCTCTTCAGCCTATTCTCGTGTTCCCACTTATCGGGGGCGATATCCAGCTCCGTTCGAGCTTTTTCTATCCAGTCCCCTACTGTGCCCATGCTTGCTGGCCCGCTGTAAGCAATAGCGAATGACAGAGGTTTTGGCGGAAACCACCCAAACGAAGCGGACCGGCCATAGTTTGGCTCGAGCCGCTTGAGGTTAGCCGCCGCCGACATGGCATCCCGTAACGCGCCGTAGTCGAGAAGCGACTTCACCTCAATGGTCGCCACTACTGACTCCACTAGAAATCCGCTCACACCACCGAAATCGAGTTTTGGGTAGTTTCTGCGATAGATAACAATATCGTACTGGTTTCGTTGCTCCCGGGGTTTCGACCTGTGATCGATGACTTCACCTGTTCCGATGGCGACATTGGCACTCAGATGTGAGCTAAGGAAGGTGGCGATCAGATTTTCTCTGGGCGTGCCCCTGTGCAAAGTGTGTCCAGCATTCGCGGGAATCCGCGAGTTTTGCAGCAGCGCATTTTCTATTGCGCTCATGTGTGCATCAAGCATACCCGTGGCCATTCTCCCCTCCATCTGCGCGGTTTCGAATGGAGAGGATAGTAGCCTGCATTCGAGCGTGGCAAGCGGGCTGCACACACCGTCTTCTTGCCCACCAAAAGATGGGTTGCCGGGGGGGCTGATGCTGTGGAAGGATAGGTCCTCCATCCTCCGAAGTTTGAATTAAAAATGCAAACACAAAACTCGCAGCAAATCTTGCAATTGAAACCCCACACCCTCGTTACTCACAACTTTGGCCTATTCATGATCATGTGGGCTACGTTGGAGTCCATTGTCTTGGCGGGAATCATGAAGGAGCTCGGAGGTGATGCAAAAAAGACGGTGGAGGAGACAGCTAAAACAACTTTCGCACCTCGCGTAAGGAAGCTGGTTAGTTTGCTGAAGCGCCACGGAAACGCACACAAAGATGCTATTGACTTGCTGAATGGCCTTATCTCGTTCAGTCAGAGGAACAACATTGTTCATGGAATGGTGATCGTCGGCGTCCCAGACCAGCTTACATTCGTGAATCATGTTGGCAGCCATAGCGTTAGAGTGTCTTTCACCTCCGCAGAGTTGGAGTCGCATCTATTGGCAGTCAATGCCAAGACCGATGAACTTAAGGGCTTGCTTGGTCTCACCGACGAGGACGCACAGAAGGTTTGTGACGCGATGCTCGCCGCTGCGGCTCCTGCGGCTCCTACGGCTCCTACGGCTCCTACGGCTCCTGCGGCCGCAAACTAAAACGAATGCTTTGTTGGCGGCATATCTCATCTAGTTTGTTATATGGGAGGAGATGAGCTCTGTAAGTTGGTCGATGTCCTCATGCGTAATCCCGAGCAACGCGCGCGAAGGGTATTTAGCCACCAGCCCGTTCTTGTTGACACGATCCCGCAGGCCAAAATGATGCACTGCCGCAATGCGCCGCACCTTGCCTGCAAACGTGACAACAGCCGCGTTTGGGTTCGCTTCAATGTGCATGTACTTCGCCATCCGCAGCCGCGTGAACATCGAGCGCCGGATGCCGCCGCGCTTGTGCCGTAGCTGCGGCTTGCGCGGCTCGTAGGCCGAGCCGTCCGGATTGCGCTGCGCGGCGATGCGCGCTGACTGCCGGCGCCGCAGCTCCACCGCGATGGCGCGGGCCAGCGCCCGCCGCTGTGGTGCTTCCAATCTTCCCAGCAGGCCGACCAGGTAGGCGTCGAGCTCGTGCAGGTCGCTCACGCAGGCCTCCAGGTGGCCGGGTCATCGTTTTCGTTGATCGGCTCCGGGTGGTGCTCGACCTGGTAGCCGTTGCCATCCACCCTGACCGTCACGCGCTCTGTGAGCTGCAGCTTGATAGAGATGTCGACGGTGTCGTGCGTGAGGATCTCGGCCTCGAACTTGAAGGCGTCTTCCCGCTTGTCGGGGTTGGTGAAGGCGTCGGGCTGGTTGGTGCGCAGCCATGCCAGGACGGGCACGACGACTGTGTCAGAGCTGTCTGGGTAGTCGGTCACGATCAAGGTGAGCGTGTACCGGTATTCGAAGCCGAGCGACCGCGCGCCGGTGGCCACCACGTTTCCTTCATCGACAAAGACGTGCAGCGCTTCAGGGTGCGCGGCCAAGTAGGGAACTGCGGCCGTCAGCGCCTCGCGCAGACTGGTGGCCTTCATCATGGTGCGGTGCCCTCCCCAATGATCGTCACGCCCTGGTCGCGCAACGTCTGCTGCAGGCTGCTCAGTCGCGCGGCGTCGACGTGGCAGCCGGTGTAGTTGGCTGCGACGGTGCCGGCGACGGCAGAGAGCGCAACGCCTGCGGGGGCCGCATCAGCATCTCCGGGATTTGCATCTGGCACGGCGCCGGCGGCGGCTGCGTCGTGCAGGCGGACAAAGCCGCGAGGGACAACGCAGGCAGCGTCAGCTTGAACGGGGACATAGCGAGGGACTTCCTTGATGATGGTGTCGCCTTTGAGGCGGATGACGCGCTCGCGGTCGACGTATTGGGTGACGGTCACGGTGGCGCGCTGGGCGTGGTCGAGCTGCTTGCGCAGGGTGGCGGCGGTGGTTTCGGCCTGGTCGGCGCGCTGGACTGCGGCGTGGTAGCTGGCGGTGGCCCACCAGGCGAGGCCTGCGACGATTGCCAGCAGCGCGACGATGACGGCGGCGCGCTTCATGCCGCGACCTCGTCTTCGGCCTGGTAGCGGTCAAAGGCGCGGGCCAGCTTGACGTCGTACAGGTTGGCTTTGTACGCAGGGCCGTTGTAGAGCTGGGCGAAGGTGGCCCACTTGCTGGCCCGCAGCGCCTTGAGCATGGTGGGGTCGGCCTTTACAAACCGCACGAACGCATCGAGCTGCGCGGCTTCGCTGGTGCGCATGGCTGACACGAAGTGCTGCACGCTGGGGTAGTCGAGCAGCTTCCAGTGGAAGCCCATGACCTGGAAGGCGCCCCAGCTTGCCGACGCGAGGGCACAGTCTTCATCGATCTGGACGGCGCGCGCCAGGCGCATGTGCTCGCCGGCGTTGCCGACGTAGCCGCCGCGCTTGGGGTTGACCAGGTTGGGGAATTGGCGGGCCAGGGCGTCTGCATCTTTGCCGGCGCGCTGGAGCTGGCGATGCATGATGTGCCGCTCGAACAGGATGACCGGGCGGCCGTCGGGCAGGAAGCCGTTGCCCAGGCTTTCCACCTCGTTCACCGCGCGCACGGCCGCCGGCGATACGTCGAGCGCTTCTGCAGCCGCCTGCAGGTCTGCGGCGGAGAGGTGCCGAACGTTGCGCGCACCAGACTGCAGTGCGGCCATGGTCTTGGGGCCGGCAATGCCGTCGACGACCAGGCCGAAGCGGATCTGTGCCGCGCGCACGGCGGCGACGGTGTCTGAGCAGTACACGCAGGTATCGGGGGCATTGAAGCCGTTGGCGATCAGCAGCCGCTGCAGCTCCAGCACTGCGGCGCCGACCATGCCTTCACGCAGGATGGTCATGCGGACCTCCGCAGGATGCGAACGAACCAGCATTGCCGCGCGCCGCCCATGCGGAAGAGCTCGACCACATTGCCGCGCACAGCATAGACAGCGACGCAGAGCACTGCGGTGATGCCGTTCTGTGCGGCAAGCGCCCAGTCATACCGGCCGAACAGCACGCCGATGGTGACGGCGCCGGCGAGCACGACCAGGCCATACGCGAGGCGTGAGGCCCACGGCCGGTGCGCTGCACCGCCGCGCTTGAACAGCAGCAGCCGCAGCGCGATGAGCGCGCACAACGCGGCTTGCACGATGAACAGGGTCTTCATGGTTGCTTGCCTCCTTTGTCTGCGCCGCCCTTGAGTGAGGCGAAGAGGCGGTCGCTGTTGTCTGCCAGGCGGATGAGCGCCAGGAGCAGCTTGACCACGACGGTGGAGGCGACCAGGGCGCCCACGGCGTGGCTGACTTCGGTGTTGGTGGGCAGGGCCTTGGCGATGAGCGCTGCGGCCAGCGGCGCGGACAGCAGGCCCGCGACGATGGATGCAGCCAGGAAGCCCAGCTTCTTGACGGTGCCGAGCTCGCCGCTGTTGAGCACGAACACTGCGGCGCCGGCGAAGGCGCCCAGCACGGTGCCGGGGTCGACGCCTGGCAGCAGGGACAACGCGCCCACGCCCGTGACGGCGAGGGTGGCGGTGGAGCCGGTGGAGATGGGTTCAGCCATTGGGTTCCTTGGAGGTCAATCCCAGAGCTGGACCATTTGCATGGCCGGCTGCGGGGAGATGTCGGGCATGTCGAGCTCGGTGCCGTGGGGCAGGACGGGGCCAAGGTCGGCAACGCCCGGGTTGGCGGCCAGGACGGCTTCTGTGACGCCTGCGGTACGGCCGTAGACGCGGTGGCAGATGGCGTCAACGGTGTCGCCCTGGATGGCCCGTACGCGCATCAGATGAGCTCGACGGTGGTGCGGGCGGCGCCCTGGATGTCGCTGATGGCCCAGCGGGCGTCGCGGCGCAGGTCTTCTACGCCGAGGTTTTCCGCTTCGGCCTTGCGGTCGCCGGCGGCGGTGGCGTCGATGGTGCGGTAGCGCTCGATGAGCCAGGCGGCAGCCAGGCAGTGGACGGCGCGCAGGTAGCGGTGCAGGTGCGCGCTTTCGCCGTCGATCTTGGGTGCAGGCACGGTGGCCAGCGTGTTTCGGCCGAAGGACATTTGCGCGGCCTTCCATGGCTCCAGCTCTTCGTTGACGGAGAGCATGGCTTCCACCAGGGCGGCGCGCATGCGCTGCTGCGTGACGGTGCCGTCCAGGCGCATGGCGGCGTAGGCGTTGACGACATCGACATCGGGGAAGAAGCCGTCGTTGGCGATGGGTGGGCCGCCGGGCGTGGCCGGCTGCGGTACGGATGCGGCTGCGATGAAGGAAGACATGGTTCAGTGGCTGGGAGGCGGTGGACGGGGCGAGGCTTCGCGGCACGCCGGAAGACTGCCCCGTGCCGCCTGATGCGCGGGGTCACGCTCGGTGTCAGCTTTTGCCGGTGCGATCTTTGGCGCCGGCAGCGGCTGCGTTCTTGATCTCGCGCTCGATGCGCTCGATGTCTTTTTTCACGCCGGATTTGTCGTGCAGCTCCAGCGCGCGGCGCAGATGCGTAAGGGCTTCTTCGCGGCACGCGGCGGCGGTAGCCGGGTCTTGCCCGGTCGCCAGCGCGTCGGTGACGTAGCCGAGCGCCTTGTGCAACTTGGCGCGCACCTCGTCGGGCATGTCCTGGTCGCTTACGAGCTTCTCTACCTCCGCCAGCGCTTCGGCGTCTTCGGCCTTGATGGCCTCGGGCGCCTTCAGGACCATGTTGGCGAACTCTTCTGCGATGAGGCAGGCGGTGGTGCGCTGGTACTGGTCGGGCATCGCCAGCTTGTGACGGATGGCGTAGTCGGCCAGGGGCAGGGCGCCGGCGAAGTCGCCCACGTCGATGCGCCAGACGAGCACGGTCATGAAGATGTCGTCTTGCGTGCCGCTGTCGGCCTGCAGGACGCCTTCCACCCACGCCGCGTATTCGGGGAGCATGCGGCGCTTGGTTTCGGCCTTGCGCTCGACGGACTGCACCTGTTTGAGCTGGCGCTTATGCTCGGCGAGCTGCGCGAGCATGAGCTCGTAGCCGGTGGCGTGGCGCAGCGGGTTGGCTTCCAGCTCGGCCTGCGCCGCCTGGGCGGCGGAGACCCGCAGGAAGTGATTGCGGGCGGGGCTGGTCATTTCTCGCCCACCTTTGGCGCGGCGCCGGTGATGTGGACGTTCTCGGCCATTGCGACGCAGCCGAGCTCTTCCACGACATACGCGTCGTTGCTCGACTCGTAGTTCTCGATGCGGTCGCGCTTGGCGTTGTCGACGATGGTGCGGCGGCGGGTGCCTTCCTGGTAGTAGATGGAGAGGTTGTCGAGCCGCGTCACCAGCAGGCCGTTGGCCGGGAAATAGGGCACGCGCACGGCCGGTAGGTTGCCGATGCGTTTCTGGCTCACGATCATGTCCAGCGCCAGCGTGTCGGTCGGCCGGTTGGGCTGGTTGATGATCGGGAAGTACTTGTCGGCCAGCAGCTCGCGGCCGCACACGACAACCAGCTCCGGGTCTTCTGCGTACCACGGCTCCATGAGGTTGCCCGCCATGTCGAAGACCAGCGCATCCAGGTTCTCGTATGCGGAGTCGCTACCGCCAATCACGATCCTGTCGGCGTTCTTGCCGTCGTGCGTCATCACGCGCTGCGGGGCGCTTTCACGGATGTGCTGCAGCCAGCCTTTGTTGACGTCCTCCAGCAGCGGGTTGGCCACGCGGTCGGACGTGGGCACGCGCTTGATGCCGTGGAAGCCGATCACCATGCGGTCCAGCGCCTGGCGTTTGATGATGGCGTCGCGAATGCGCGTCTGGAAGTCCGAGAACTTGGCCCAGGCGTCGAGCTTTCGGTACGTGATGTGCGTGTCCGAGTTGGTCTGCTCGCAGCGGTAGCCGATGGCGTCGAACGTCGACAGGTCCGCCGTTTCGCGATCTTGCTTGGTGGTGTCTGTCGTGCTGGCGATTGGGCCGGACACACCCAGGCCGATCTTTTCGCCTTCCTGTTCAGAGACGCCGTGGATGTTCACCTTGGACAGGAACTGGCTCGACTCTTGAATCTTCGTTTCCAGGCGCTGCTGGATGCTCGGGTTGACCGAGAACTTGGTGTCGACGCGGCTGACGCCATTCAGTTTGGCGATTTCGGCCGTGTAGGCGTCGTAGAGGCGGCGGGTATCGTTGCGCATTGAGTGCTCCGGGTGTGGGTCTGTGTTGTGCCGTGGCAGGGTCAGCAGTCGGTCTTGATGTCGGCGGTGCCGTCGCCGCCGGTCGCGGGCGGGCGCGCGGTGAAGGCCGGGGTGTTTTCCAAGCCGTGCTTCAACGTGTCGAAGGCCTTGCTGCGCTCATCTGCCTGGGCCTTGAATTCGACCAACTGATCGTTGATGGTCTTGAGGCCTGCGGTGAACTGATCGCCCATCGACTGCACCTGCGTGGCAATGATCTGGACGGCGTCCTGCACGTCGGAGAAGCGGGCGTCGGTGCCGGTCTCGGCTTTGGCCTGGCGCGAGAAGAGGCGCTTGATGCTGTCGGCCAGGCCTGCAGTGGCGCTGGGCTGCTCGGGTGTGAAGTCGAGGTCGACTTCCACGGCTTCGGTGAAGAGGTTGTCGGGGTCTTGCTTGCGCGCGGCCAGTGGGTTGATCTTGGCGGTGGCGCTGAACTGCAGCACTTCGCAGCCGAGGCTTGCCGGGTTGTCCGTCACGGCCAGGCCGACCAGGTAGGCCTCTTTGGTGTCGGCGAAGCTCGGCCGCACTTCCATCGACGCAAATATTTTTTGGCGGGCCTTGGTGAGTGCGATGAGTTCGTCGGTAGGGTCGATCTGCGCGAACAGGGCGAGCTTCTTCTTGCCGCCGAGTTCGATTTCTTCAGTCTTGAGCGCAATGACGTCGCCGTATGCCTTGAACGGCCCCTCCGGTACGTACCCACGGATGTGTTCCATGTTGATGCGAGCGCTGTAGACCTTCGGGTCGTAGTTCTTCGCCATCTGGAGCAGGTCTGCGCGTTCAATGACGCGGCCGTCGCTGGTGGCGCCTTCGGTGGCGATGCGGAAGAACTTGGTGGCCTTGGTGCCCATGTTGTCCTCGGTGGTCTGTGGTTCGTTGGTGCTGTCATCTTCAGCGCCGTGCATCGCGCGGGCAACGCGTTGGTGTTGTGCGAACCCGCGCCACAACAGGCAGCGCGTGGCACGCGCGCGCGCGGCCGGTAGCGTGGCGGCATGACTACGTTGCCGCCTATCGCTTCTCTCTCAATCGATCCGGAAATGGACCCGCGCCGCGTGGCGAGATCGCTCTACTGGCAGGGCTACCGCGTTGCGCGCATTGCGGAAATGCTCAAGGTGAAGCCGGTGACGGTGCATAGCTGGAAGCGCCGTGACGGATGGGCGGACACGACGCCGGATGAGCGCGTGGCGCTGACGATTGAAGAGCGCTTGATGCGCCTGGTGGCGAAGGAGCAGAAGGAAGGGCGAGACTTCAAAGAGATTGACCTGTTGAACCGGCAGCTCAACAACGTGGCGCGGCGCGAGCGGTACCGCGATGGCGGCAACGAGACGGACCTCAACCCGAAGGTGGCCAACCGCAATGCGGGGCCGCGCAAGAAGGCGGAGCGCAACGCGATCAGCCCGGAGGAGCAGGAGCAGTTGCTCGATGCGTTCCGCGATTCGCTGTTTGGGTATCAGGAGGTGTGGCACCGCGCGGGTGAGGCGGAGCGGATTCGCAACATCCTGAAGTCACGCCAGATTGGGGCGACCTGGTACTTCGCGCGCGAGGCGTTTATCGATGCGCTGACGACGGGGCGGAATCAGATCTTTCTGTCGGCCAGCAAGGCGCAGGCGCACGTGTTCAAGCAATACATGGTGCAGTTTGCGAAGGACGCGGCCGGCGTGGAGCTGAAGGGCGACCCCATCGTGCTGCCGAACGGGGCAACGCTGTACTTCCTGGGAACGAACGCGCGCACGGCGCAGAGCTATCACGGCAACCTGTATTTCGACGAGTACTTCTGGGTGCCGCGCTTCCAGGAGCTGCGCAAGGTCGCCTCCGGGATGGCGATCCACAAGCACTGGCGGCAGACGTATTTCTCGACGCCTTCCAGTCTGGCACATGAGGCGTATCCGTTCTGGTCGGGTGCGCTCTTCAACCGGGGCAAGGCGAAGGACAGCCAGGTCAAGATTGATGTGAGCCATGCCGCGCTGCGCGACGGGCTGCGCTGTGCCGATGGCCAGTGGCGGCAGATCGTGACGGTGGAGGATGCGCTGCGCGGTGGCTGCAATCTGTTCGACCTGGACCAACTGCGCCTGGAGTACAGCGAGCCGGATTACGCGAACCTGTTGATGTGCCAGTTCGTGGATGACACGGCGTCTGTGTTCCCGCTGTCGATGCTGATGCGCGGGATGGTGGATAGCTGGGAGCTTTGGCCGGACTTTAGGCCGTTTGCACCGCGTCCGTTTGGGGCGCGGGAGGTGTGGCTCGGGTATGACCCCAACGGCGGCGGGCCGACCGGCGATAGTGCGGCCATTGTGGTGCTGGCGCCCCCGGCGGTGCCGGGCGGCAAGTTCCGCGTGCTGGAGAAGCACCAGTTCAAGGGCATCGATTTTGAGGAGCAAGCGCGCGCGATCCTGCGCGTCTGCGGCCGCTACAACGTCACCTTCATCGGCATCGACCGCACGGGCGTTGGAGACGCCGTCTACCAGCTCGTGACGAAGTCGCGGCCGGATGCGCGCGGCTTCTCGTATTCCGTAGAGGTGAAGACGAGCCTAGTGCTGAAGGCGTTCGACGTCATCAGCAAGGGTCGGCTGGAGTTCGACGCGGGCTGGACCGACTTTGCCGCGTCGTTCATGTCCATCAAGAAAACCGTTACCGCCTCCGGCGCGCGCGTCACCTATCAGGCGGGGCGCTCGGAGGACACCAGCCACGCCGATCTGGCGTGGGCCTGCATGCATGCGCTTTCGCACGAACCGCTCGAAGGCGCGACATCGACCAATTCAAGCATTCTGGAGTTTTCATGAGCCGCAGGAAGAACCGCCGCGCCGCTGGCGCAGCCATGTCCGTCAAACAGCACAGCAGCCACGCGCCAAGTGCGGAGGCGTTTTCGTTTGGTGACCCGATGGAGGTGCTCGATCGGCGCGAGCTGCTCGACTACCTGGAGTGCATGCGGATGGAGAAGTGGTTCGAGCCGCCGCTGCCGTGGGAAGGGTTGGCGCGGTCGTTTCGTGCCGCTGCGCACCACAGCTCGGCGATCTATGTGAAGCGCAACATCCTGGTCAGCACGTTCATTCCGCATCCGCTGTTCTCGCGTGCGGCGTTTGAGCGTTTTGTGCTCGACTGGCAGGTGTTTGGGAATGCGTATCTGGAGAACCGATTGAGCTGGGCCGGCTCCAGCATGGGATTGGCGCCAGCGATGGCTAAGTACATGCGGCGGGGTGTCGATCTGTCGACGTATTACTTCGTGCAAGGCGCCGCCGAGCCGCACCAGTTTGCGCGGGGCACGGTGTTCCACCTGCAGGAGCCTGACATCAATCAGGAGGTGTATGGGTTGCCGGAATACCTATCGTCGCTGAATGCGACGTGGCTGAACGAGTCGGCGACGCTGTTCCGCCGGCGGTATTACAAGAACGGATCGCATGCGGGATTCATTTTGTACATGACCGACGCGGCGCAGAAGATGGAAGACGTGGATGCGCTGCGCGAGGCGTTGAAGAACTCGAAGGGGCCGGGCAACTTCCGCAACCTGTTTGTGTACGCGCCGGAGGGGAAGAAGGACGGGATTCAGTTGCTGCCAGTGTCAGAGGTGGCGGCGAAGGATGAATTCTGGAACATCAAGAGCGTGACGCGCGATGACCAGCTCGCTTCGCACCGGGTGCCGCCCCAGCTTATGGGGATCATTCCGTCGAACACCGGGGGCTTTGGGGATGTGGAGAAGGCCGCTCTGGTGTTCGCGCGGAATGAGGTTAAGCCGCTGCAGGATCGGCTGTTGGCGATTAATGAGTGGGTGGGGGAGGAGGTGGTTAGGTTTGAGCCTTACCTGCTCGCCGAGGCCTGAGGCATACAACGTTCAAAGGTCTGCCACGCGCGGCAGCAAATCTTGGTCGACCAGGCGGACCTCGATTTTGTTTGCGATGCGCACGTGCTCGGGGTCAGCGTCCGAGAACGCCGCATCCGTGACGCTCACGACAATGGTGCCAATCTGCTTTTTGTCGTCGATGACAGGAATCAAGGCGCCGGCTTCGGGCACTTGCTGCACCGTCAGCGTCTTCGGCAAATAGATCATCCAGCCTACGCCCGGGCGGTCTTTGAACACCTTCAGTGGAAAGTACCCGCCAGATTCCAGCGTGATGGCGCTTGCTTGCCATTGCAGAGCTGCCGCTTGCACGACTGCTACAGCGCCCTCGTAGGCTTGGGGAAAGGCACCAGGCTTGACCCGCAAAATGGCAGTCGATGTCTCGGGGCCAGGCCGCGCGATGATTTGGAGGGACGCGCCGTTGGCGTCGGTCTTGCCATTCCAAATGCCGATGATGCGCGGATCCACTTCTTTCCGGAGTTCTTCGGTAACAACCGCAGTTGCGGCTGTCGTCGGGCCGTTGGCGTCGAAAACCTCGTACCGTGTGGCCTCTTCTCTGGACTCGCCTTTCAGGTACCACGTGGACAGCTCGGGCGATTGGTCACCCAGCACGCGGCAAAACGTAGCCAGTTCCTGCAGCAAGGCAATGGCTTCCAGGGAGCCTTGATGACGAAAGACAGCGGTTAGCTCGTAGGGACGCTTCATGGTGTGTAATGCGTTTCGATCGTGAGCCGCATGGCGGCAAAAATCCGGGTGAAATAGGCGTAGCTGAGTGGCTCCATAAAGTGCCAATGTAGCTGAACTGGCGGCATCGGCTTCGCTACCAGAGCCTGCTTGGTGGCTTCTGCCATGAGGGGCTGGTCACCTTTCCACCACTCAAACGGTCCGAAATCATCGAAGAACTGGTCGTACTTTGCCTTGGCTTCTAGCAGCAGGCACGGCGCGGATTGGAAACCATCAAAATCAACGCCCGCAAAGTTCCACTCAGTGAACGGCGCAAAGCCCGTGATGCGTGCCTGGTAGGCGCGCGACACATCCGACATATTCCAGTTGCGCGTTACCAAGGTCCCTTTGTCGGGGGTGCAGTCTTTGCACTTTTCCTTGGTTTTAGTTTGTGCTTCGGTCTTCGCAATGGGCGCGGTGCGGGCGTTATCGGCTTCCTCTTTCCGCTTGAGCACTTCTTTGGTCGCACCGTCGGCGACGACACCTATGCCGAGGGCGACCAGTAGGCGCGCGAGCGCTCCTTCAATGAGTGGTGCGGCTGCAGCTGCCATCAAAGGCCCCCTTCAAGTTTCTTTTGCAACACGGCCTCCAGATCGTCTAGTCGCTGTTCTGGCGTGGCGCCGGGCTTCCGAAGGTAGGTTTCGATGACAGGATCAGTCACGAGCGTTGGTGCATCCGCAGCCATGTACATGAGCCAGACAATATGGGGCGTGGAGGTGAAGCCGATGCGCTGTGCGTAGTCATGGGCCGCCTGCATGCGCCCGAGAATCACTTCGCGTCCAGGCTCTTGCAGCAGCTCAGGGCGATTTGCCAGAAACTGGTCGCACACCGTAGCAACGAACTGATTGGCGTCGCAGGCCTGTAGTGCTTGCCACTGGCGCTCGTCAAGCCTCAGCATGCTTTCTCCCGATGTGAGCGCGCTGGCCGTCGCGCAGCAGATGCCATTCGTGGATGTGGGCGAAGAAGGTTTTGCGCTGCTTTGGGTCTAGTACGTTGGCCAGGCTGGCAAGCACGCGCGGATCCCAGAAGCGAAGGAGAGCGACGCGGCCGTCTGGTATGCGCACGTCGAGGTGGAGCCGTAGCAGTTGCGCGAGACCATGCAAGTCGGCTTCGGTGATCAGCCATGTCACGGACGGGGCTTCGCGCTCCAAGCCTGCGAGGTCGTTTGCCATGGCCTCGCCGGCCTCTTCGATGTCGACCAGCCAAGGGCCAGCGTGCGCTAGCGCTCCATCCGGTGTGCCGTGGAACAGTGATGTAAAGCCGGGGCTGTAGTCCAATCGTTCGCCGCGATGATTCTCGTACTGGATGCCGTCGACCAGCGCGTAGAGACGGAGTGCGGGAAAGGCTGTCTGCAGGTCGGCCAACCGCTCGGCTACATCAAGCGCCATGATCAGCTCCGAACGACAGTGGAGCTACCACTTGCGGCGGCTTTAATGAGGCATGACAGGCAAACGCCGGACGTTGTCGGTGCTGCAATTGTTGCCGCCTGTGCTGCCAGTGCGCCGGTGGGACTGCCGGTACCGGAAACCATCGCGGATGCGGTACCAGTCGCCTGACTGGCGAGCAGGTTGGCACCGCACGCGGTCTTGTCCAAGTGGCGGGCATACGTGTTACCACCGCCGTCAACGACGATGCTGTCGCTCTTAAGTATGGGGAAGGTGCCCTTGCATTTTGGACACACTGTCATGTCGCCAGAGCGGGCAATGGGCTTGCCCTGCATGGTGGACGTCATGTCGCCAGTAATGACGGTGCCACCGTGGGTGGTTTTGTCGCCCACGACGATGAAGGGCTTCTGTCCTGAGGGCACGGGATTCCTCCGTTGCTACGCTTTACCTGGTGCACCTGGTGGGGGCGGCGCCATGCTAGCGAGCTTTGGGGGGCACGGGTGCTGAAAAGATTTGAAATCTGATTTGAGGGGCAGGCAGCCCTGCGTCACATGGATGTCGTTTTGCGGTGGCTGTAGAACGGCTGCAATTTATCGTCCAGGATGGCGTCCAGCGCATCCAGGTTGCGCGGTTGCGGATTCAGCCAGGCATCGATGTTCTCCGGCTTGATAGGGACCGGACACCGATCGTGGCCAGCCTCCGAAATCTCCGGCGGCGGTTCGTCGGTGATGATGGCGAACGACAGCAGATCCTTCTCGCCGGGCTTGGTCGCGCGCCAGTGTGACCACACGCAGGCGACGAGCAGCGTCTGCGGCGGGTCGGGGCGGAATTCGACGATGGCGTTTGTGCCGTCTGGCTGGGCAACGTATTCATAGAACGCGTCGACCAGGACAAGGCCGTGCGTGTGGCCGTACTGGCCTTTCCAGAAGCCGCGCAGGTTGTCGCGGCGGGCGTTGTAGGTGCCGGGATACTGCTCGTCGTAGAAGGCAGGTTTGCCGGCGGGGCGGCACTGGTAGCGCATCGGTTTGACGACGCGTCGGCCGTTCTCCATGACCATCACGGGCGCGTACCAGCCGGGGTAGATGCGCGAGTCGCGCGGCTTGAGCTCGGTGCTCTTGAGTTCTTCGAGCTTGCCCTTGGCCGCCGCGATCTTGTTGGTGGCAATGCGGACGTCTTCAGCGGCTTTCTTGGTGGCCTTGGCGGCGAGGGCCTGCTGGGCTTTCTCGAGCCGTTCGGTCTGCTTGGCCAGCTCCTGCAGCAGCGCGATTTCGTCTGCGGCCATGCGCGCGCGGATGACCTCGGCGATTTTCTTTTCTTCTTCTGTCTCGGGCGATTCGAGGAAGTGCACGGTCATCGCCCTCGGCACGCGCATCTTGGGGTTGGCGAAGTACTCCATCACCATCCGCGTGAAGTCGTCGAGCGACATGATGGCGCCGTACTCGTGTACGAACCGTCGATAGTCGGCTTCGATTTGGGCGGAGTAGCACATGGGCGGCTCCCATAGACTCAGGCCATCATAGATCAGCGGCGAGACTTCGCAATTCGCTCTAACGCGGCTTCTTCATCGGGAAACCATCGCAATGGCGGCGCGTTGGGCGAAGGGTGTTGCCGTAGCGACTGCAGCAGGGTCGTGAGACGGTATTCGAATGGCCGCTCGATGCCAGTCACCTCAAGCACTGTAGCGACATAGCGAGCCCAATGAATATCTTGCCGTAGATACCAAATCTCCCAGACAAGCCGATGCACGTCTGGGGTTCGGTTGCGCTTCCAGATCTCTTTGATCTCTTCAACCGTGAGCCGAGGCGGTTCTTTGCGCCGGCCACCGCCAACACCCGGTCCGATCTCTAGCGGCGTGCCGGGAATCTCCATCCGGGACTGCTCGATGGGCTCCCATTTTTCTACAACGCGGTATCGCCCAGGTCCTGGGGCAAAAAACTTCGCGGCATCTTCCTCGCTCATGTGGTGGCGAGTGGATTTCCAGTTCTTTTTCCCCGCTTCCATGTAGCGATAGCGGTGGATGAAGCGGGACGGAGAGGGCGTTGCCATGATTGCAAAATACTGTATGGATATACAGTATCCGAGGCACGATCCTACGAGTCAACGTAGACAATGCAGACGTGGACAGTGAGGCACCTAGCGGGGCGCTGGAGCGCTTCTTTGCGCACGGGTTGCCCGTGGCGTCATCCCGTGTTGATTGGGTCGCTACGTGCGCTGTGCGCATGCCGGTGGGGTTCTGATGCGACCGGTGAGGAGGCCGGCGAGGCTGGTGCCGCGACCCGGCGCGCGCCGTTGGGACCCCGCCTCACCTGCGCGCTTCATCGAGCGGTTTTTATGCACGCGCATAGGCCTCAAAGCGGTGATTCGACGGTGCGTGGACCCCGGGGCAAATTGCAGCGGAGCTATGCACATTTATGCGCATGGCTGTTGCAGACCGGCATGCAGGCCTGAGAAAGCTTCTGTGTGAGTGCTTCACCGGACCCCCATGTCTTCTACGCGCGGGAGAAGGGGCGTGTTGTTCGCGCGACAGGAGTTCGTCAACGACCCTACTTGTTCGGCAGGATATCCTTCCCAGAACGCGTGTATATACGTATGATCCGTTCAACAAGTTGTTGAACACCAAAGATGTGCATAAAAAAGCACTTGCCGGGTCATCCGTTTGGGGAGTTTGGTTACTTTTTAGGCATGTAGCCTTGCTTTGCCCTGGGTGGTCCGTATATACAAAAGGGGCGGCATGCTGAACTTAGTTATCACCCCCAGCATCAAACACAAGCTGGAAGTCAGGCACGGCGTGACCGAGTTGGAGGTTCGTCAGTGCTTTCTAAACCTCTGCGGGACCTACCTTGTCGATGATCGAGAGGATCATCGAACCGACCCGCCCACCCTGTGGTTTGTTGCAGAGACGGACCGAGGGCGGAAGCTCAAGATCATATTCGTTCCAGTCGATGGAAACATCATGCTGAAGTCCGCGTACGACGCATCCCCCCAAGTGCAGGGGATCTACGATCGGCACGGAAAGTAACAAAAACCTCACAGGAAGGAGTCGCCATGACCAAAGCCCACAAGATCACAGGTACCGAGGAAGCTTGGGATGCCGGTGTGCTGGGCAACGATGAGCAGCATGCCAAGGCAGTAAGCGCAGAAATGCGTGAAGCGGTCGACAAGACGCTTGGCCTGCAAGCTGTATCGATTCGCCTCCCCAAGGCGTTGATCGATGACTTCAAGCTCATCGCGAAGATCCACGACATGGGCTATCAGCCGCTGATGCGTGAAGCACTGGTGCGTTTTGCGGAAGGTGAAAAGAAGGTGCTACTGATTCAGTACGCAGAAAGGCTTGCGCAAGAACAGGCCGAGCAAAAGGAAACGCCGCCAGATGAACACCGAAAGGCTGCCTAAAACCATGCCGCAAAAAACCCGCCTTTAGGCGGGTTTTTTTTATTGCTTGTTTTTTAAGAAAATGATTGATGCAGCAGGGCCATCGCCGTAAATTTTTGTGTGATTGAGAATCGTCGCCATCCGGTAAACTGCCCCGCGCAAGCAAATTTCAATGAATGGGATTGGGGATGAGTGATTTTATTCAAAACCTCACGAAAAGCAGCTTTTGGCTAAGCGTCGTACTCGTTGGCGTTTTAATTAACTTTGCCAGCTCGTGGCTCCAAGTTGGGTTTGGTAAGCTCTCCCATCGGTATACGCGTTCACGTCTCGTCAAAACGGAGAAAGAGGCTAGGTACTATGCGGTTCTTTTGGAGCGAGCCATCAAGAGCGACCGCGACTTCGACTTGGCGCTCCACCGGAGCCGAATGGCAGCCGCCGCCGCGGATCGGTATTTATTGTTGGGTGTCCTTGCCGTCGTTATGTTTGGAGCCCAGTCGGTCATTGGCTTGATGGGTGGGATTCAGACATCTTCGCATCCCAGTCAGTTTTCAATGTGGTCGCTGGTAGCAATGTATGCGTTCGACGTTGTGTTGTTGTATATGTCACTCGGACAAGCGAGAAAGCTGCTGATTACGTCAAAGCGGCATTCGGAGATCGCAAATAGTGCAGCGAGAGCGGCGAACATCCAGCGGAACAGACGTGATGCTTTTCGCCGATGACGATTTCCGAGCCTGGGTCCCAATAGCGTGGGAGGGCATGGGCTGTGTGTCCCTCTGGCACACCGAAGACGGTCAATTCGCGTTCACCATGCTCACCAATGAAGGCCGGAGCCTCGTCGTATCGGCCGGATTCATCGTTCGACATCGCAACCCCCGTTGTCTCACTGAGGCGAGCGGCCAAAACGGAAAGCTCATGGTGAGCGCCAAACTCTACTGTCGCGAGGAATGATTTCGTCGACACCCGATGCCCTGGTCGTTGTCGTAGTTTTGGATCTGGTATCGGAAAAAGGTAATTTCCGTAATCCCACCCCCAAAAGCAACGTATCTATTTGATCTAACACCGCTTTTCTGGTTACCTCTACATGGTAATGCTGGGTAATCGAAAAGGTAATCGCCTCGTAAGCCCTTGATTCTTATAGATCCGAGCAAGGCGAGAGGTAACTCTCTACAAAGGTAATGAGATTACCTATAGGTTACCAAGAAATTACCTTTGCTCGATGACCTGCAAAGCCTTGTGCCACAAAGGTTTGCGGCGGAAACGATTTGAGGGATTACTGAGATTACCTTTTTCCGATGGCGGCCGGGAAGGTAGGAGGGGGCGGGAGGCGTGTCGCGCCTGATGGAGGCTATCGCGCTAGCGGTCGATGTCCGCTGTGGTGGACTCGCAGTACGCCAAAATTACGCCAAAAAAGACAAAACCCAAGCACTGGCTTGGGTTTTGAATGATGTCCTGGTGCCGCTGACCGGAATCGAACTGGTGACCTTCGCATTACGAATGCGCTGCTCTACCGACTGAGCTACAGCGGCGTCGGAAACAGCGATTCTAACAGAACTTTTTGTCGCTCTGCAAGAACCGCTGGAACAACAGTCTTACGGGGCGTCGTTACGCCGTTTTCTTGGCGTCGAGGTGATATTGCGTGACGCGATCCACCTCGTTCTTCGATCCCAGGACGACGGCCACACGCTGGTGCAGCTGTTCGGGCTGGATATCCAGAATGCGTTGCTCGCCGTTGGTGGCTGCGCCGCCAGCTTGTTCCACAAGGAAAGCCATCGGGTTGGCTTCGTACATCAGACGCAGCTTGCCGGCCTTACCCGGCTCGCGCTTGTCCCACGGGTACATGAAGACGCCGCCGCGCGTGAGGATGCGATGCACGTCGGCCACCATCGAGGCGATCCAGCGCATGTTGAAATCCTTGCCGCGCGGGCCTTCGGTGCCGGCCAGGCACTCGTCGATGTA